GATTTGCAACAGCTAATCGCTAAATAATAAAAATATTTTGACCATGCAAAAAAAGACCCGTAGTCTCTTAGAAGAACTAGACTCGTTATACATCGAGCGTGATCGCAAGCTGGTGCTGGAAAATCGTGCCAGCAACATCATTCAATCTGCCATACGCTTGTTGGAGCAGATCGAGTCTGAATACAGCGCCGAGCAAGCGGAAAATCTCACCCGCAAATTGCTCAACGCTATACGCACCCGCGACGCCAGCAAATTTGCACGGTCTGTCAGGAGAACCAATGCTGATCAATGAAATAACCAACCCCTTGGCTGCCCCAGGAGCCTGGTTGGGCGGAGTAGCCAAACAACTGGGCAGAAACATCACGCGAGGTGTGACCGGCAAGGACTATGATGATCTAACGAACCGTACACCCACCGCAGCAGATGTCTATCGTACTCCTGTGGTTGACCCCGATGATCTAACACCACCTGCTGGCGCCCCAGCTTCGGGCCCAATCACACACCCTGATGTCAGTGTGATCAGCTCGTATCCCTTGCGATTGAGATACAAAAATGGAGATTATGTATTGGATCCTGCCACAGATCAATGGATGACAGTGTCAGGCAAAAAAGTTGCTGCTACTCTAGCAGATTTCTTGCAACATCAGGCTGACAAACTATGACGCTGATCAACGAAGGTGGCAATGTCTTCAAAGATGCTGAAGGCCAGTTACTCACACAACGCATAAACAAAGCCGATGTTCCTGCCACAGTGGCCTGGATCGAACAGGCAACAGGCATAAAATTTCCCCAAGATCGTTGGTTGGGCAGCACTGGTCGGGCACCTACATCAGGCGATCTTGATCTTGCGGTGAGCACAACTGAACACACCAAGGATCAGTTGGCAGCGCACTTGGAACAGTGGGTCAAGAGTCAGGGCCAGGATCCCAAGGATTTTGTGCGCAAAAAGGGTGAAGTGCATTTTAGAACGCCTATAGCGGGCGACCCTCGCCGTGGCTTTGTACAGACAGATTTTATGTTTTTCCCCAATCTTGACTGGGGTACATTCTTTTACGGTGGTGGTGAAAATTCAGACTACAAGGGCATGATACGCAACGTGCTCATGAGCAGTCTGGCCAAAGCACAGGGTTTGAAAATTGGCGCCAACGGTGTGATCAGCAGAACCACCAATGAAGTTGTGAGCATGGATCCGGACTGGGCAGCGCAGGCCTTGCTGGGACCAGGACACACTCGACAGAGCCTGCGCAATGTTGAAACTATCTATCAGGCCTTGGCCAATGATCCCAAGCGTGATGTCAAGTTGGCAGACTTCAGAGAATTTCTAGCTCGTGAAAAACTTCAGGAACCGCGACTGCCGGTGCGTGAAAATGAAGTTGGTTTTTTGGCACGACTGCGTGATAGAATTGTTAATCAGGGCATGATGCCCCTGATTGAAGACAACGAAGTTGTTGTGCTAGAAGCCGAACAGCCTGGTGTGGGCGGTCGTGCCAAGGGCATTGAACATCTGGAAGATCTTGTGTTCCGTCGTGGCCCGCAGGGCATACAAGACGCTTTGACCATTGTGGCACAGGCAGCAGAATCACCACGCACAGTCACAGCCAAGTGGGACGGTAGACCTGCTGTGGTATTTGGGCGCAAACCCAGCACCGGAGAATTCGTGCTTACAGATGGCTCTGGCTTTGATGCCAAGACCTATGATGGACTGGCCACTAGCCCGGAAATGATGGCTCGCATACAGAGTCAGCGCAAGGGCGAACGCAGCGAGATTACTGCTCTCTACAGAGATCTCTGGCCCTGGTTAGAAGCTGCCACACCGCCAAACTTCCGCGGTTATGTCAAGGGCGATCTGTTGTACACTGAAACACCGCCCGTGGTGTCTGGTGCCTATGAGTTTCAGCCCAACACAGTGAAATATCGTATTCCGGTCAACAGCAGTCTAGGCAAACGCATTGGCGACAGCACAGTTGGTGTGGCCATTCATTCAATGTACGCAGATCAAAACGAGCCGCGCCAGCCCTTGAGCGGTGTGCGTCTTGCTGAAGTGCCTGGCCTAATGCTGGAGCGTCCAGCATCGCCGCGAGAGCTAGTGCCCAACGCGGAAATCATAACTCAACTGCGTGAAATCATGCGCGAACACGGTGCTGCCATGCGCACCCTGTTCAATCCAGCTGAACTACGAGCGCAGCAGATCACTGACTTATTCAAACTGGCAGTGGACTTTATCAACACCAAGGTGGGTCAACCCTTGCAACCTGCAGGGCAGTTATTGGCAGAGTTTGGCCAATGGCTGCAGACACGAGTCACACCACGCAAGTTTGCCAACATTGTGGAATATCTCAAGAGTCCTGCCGGCAACAGCGAGGCCATGGCAGCAGCATTTCTGGCATTTGAACTTTTGCATGCTCTCAAGATGGACTTGTTGCGCCAGGCCGATCAGCAACATCCTGGACAGGAGGGCTGGGTCATGGCCACACCGGCAGGCTATGCCAAGGCGGTGAGTCGATTTGATCCCGAAAGCTTTGCTGCACAGAATCGCGCCAGAAACAACCCCAAGTAACCAATTTTGCCCAATTGATATAAATAAGTGCAGGGCGAAAGCCTAACTTTTAAAAGGAAATTATCATGGCACAAATTACCAAAGTAAACGGTACAACCCAACCGGTATTCGCAATTGACGTAGGCAACGGTACCATTGCCAACACCGCAAACATCGCAGCACAAGGTCCAGTACAGATGGCTGGTCCCAAGCTGGACTTCTTCAGCTTGGTTGCCAACAGCGCAATGAGCGCTAGCGGTGCAGCAAACGCAACTGGTTTCATCAACAACGCTCTGCAAGCTATTCAGCAGACCACAACCATTGCAATGTATCAGGTCAGCCCAGCAGCACCAACAATCCTAAACATCGCTCTGTACCCCACAGGCGCTGCAAACGCTGCTCAGATTCTGTCTGCAGCTCAGGGAGCAAATGCAACTGGTGGCCTAAACATCGGCTTCAGCAGTTGCGCTGCAAATGCTGTGTTTACCACAAGCCCACTGTCCTAATTCAATTAGGCTCTGCAACAACCCCGGACCTAAAAAATCCGGGGTTTTTGTTTGCTCTTAAATATCTCAGTCATGAAAATAAACTGTCGCACTCTGTTTGACTGCACCTATACCGGAGTGACCGGCAGCTACAGGCCAGCACAGTTGCCATTCACTGATCGTGCCGGTCAATCAATCACCAATCAAGCACAGTGGGAGCGCAGTAGAAATCAACAGCGCAACTACGAAACTCTGCTGCAAATTTTTGGATTGCGAACTCAACCCATGAACGTGACTGAACCACACTGTGTTGACAATGTCTGGCATTTCAGTTTTGAAAGCGAAACCGAAGCTGTTTTTTTGTTGCCAGGACAGGATGATTTGGCTGCATTGCGAGCCGACTGCGAAGGAGTGCCTATGACTCTAAATCTAGATGAAAAAATTCACACTGTGTCGAGGCTGTGTACACAGGGACCGCAGCAAAATATCTGGTTCTCCCTATAAATATTACAACGGAGACTGCAATGATTGACCCCACTGACATTGAAAAAAAGAATCTCGAAGCACACGTGGAACTGTGTGCAGAAAGATATAGATTCTTGGAAAACAAACTCAACACAGTGGAGGAAAAGATTTCGGCATTGGCACCGGTCATGCAAGAAACACACGAGCTGGTACATGCCATGAGTGACAAACACAACAACACCATACAAAACTGGAGCATGGGTGTGATTGCTGTGTTGTTGTCATTATGTGCTTGGTTTGCTACACAGTATTTTGACAAACTATGACACAGGATCAAAAATTAGAACGCTGGGCCAATAGAGAAGTTCCGCGTCATGTTGATCACATGATATTGGAACAAGATGATCAAATCCTGGCTTTTGGTGTTTATTTGCTGGAAATGGGCAAAGATGGTTGTGCAGTGTACATTGATCAAAAGTTAGCACACAATTTTTCAAATCGGCGTACTGCTATCAGCTGGTGTACAGCTCACAAGCTGCGTCAACACCAACTACAGCAAGAAATCATAGATTTAGACCAAACCAAGCAGCAGTTGACTTGGGCGATAGCGCAGACACAGACTCACATTCAGCGCAGTCAACGCACAGATTTCAAAGACATGGTATCAATCAAGTTACAACCCAAACAATTGCGTCTGCGAACCGTTACCTCAGAACTAGAAAAATGTATAAAATTGGCTAAATATTTGCAACTAAAAGGATTCAATAATGAAACTCTTCGAACTAGCAGCGCCTAGCGCCACAGAAAAAATCGCCAAGGTTTTTGAAAGTCACTTTGGCTCCAAGATCACTTTTGAAAATCTCAGCGCTCGGCAGGCCAAGGTCATGCTGACCCGTGTGAGATCGGTGTTGTCCGAGCATCGCGCAAGCACTGCACGTCATGTCAGTCACGACAATCCTGACTATCTCAAATTGGTCATGCTGGAGCAGGCCTTGATTTCACGTATCAGTGAACAGACCGTGGGCGGTGCAGGTGTTGATCCCACAGCACAACCTGGTGCTGCTGCTCAACAAGTGAGCGCAAGTCAGCAGGCCAGTGCCATTACCAAATTGCAGAGCAAGTTTGCTGATCCCAAGGTCAAGACTGCGCTGCGCAAGCACATGACGGGACAGAGACTGACACCACAGGAAACACGTTTGGTGCAGGGCGCACAAATGACCATGACGGAAAATCAACTGCGTCGTGCCTGGACCATTCTGCAGGAAAGTGAAATTCAACAGGCCCAGGTTGTGTTGGCAGCACAGGACATGGTTGACAAAATGCAAGACATGCTGGAAGATGTCACAGAAATGCAATTCAAAGAATTGCCGGCTTTGGTGGACAGCATCAAAAATCAAGTGGGATTGGATCAGGCTCAACAGTTCAATACCGACGCCAGCGCGGCTCTCACAGGACTTGTGCAGAATTTGCAGGCTGCCAAGCAACAAATGGAGACTGCACTGGGTGTAGTGACCGGTCAAGCGCCACCCGCTGATCCTGCTGCTGCTGCACTGGGCGCACCGGCTGAGCCTGCGGCTGCCATGCCTGGCGACACCGAAGTTGACAGTACCGAACTTGACGTCACGGACGTGGAAGAACCTGCACCGGTGGATGACCAGGAAGACGCAGCACCAGCAGCAGGTGCCCTGGGTCGTGCCAAGAGATAATGCGAATCAACGAAGTAGCCGACGTAACCACAGACCCTACACCCAGTCCGCAACAGCTCATGGGTCTGGTAGAGCTGTTGTCAGGACTGGCAGACAACAGCAACGCTCGCAAACAGATTGATCAAGATGCTTTTGTAAATCTTGCACAAAGTCTTGGCATTCGTCTCACTCGCAACATGTTGCCGGATATTTTGAATCTGCCACCACTCAGCAACATGTTAGAACCACTCAAGCCCAACAGCAATGATCCCATTGTGTACAAAGGTGGCGACGCTGACAGCACACAAGCCCCCACTGAAATGCCAGTGGACCGTGCAAGAGACATCGTTTCCAAGGCCGCGAAATCGGCCATGAAACGTGGTCTCAAACAATAAAAGGTTGTAAATACCCAAGCGAATCAGTATAATATTGCTGGGAGGATTGTCATGGCTTATTCAACACAGGTTCTAGATCACTATGAAAATCCACGCAACGTGGGCAAGATGGACAAAGATGACCGTTCGGTGGGCACTGGTCTAGTGGGTGCGCCAGCCTGCGGCGACGTACTACAACTGCAGATCAAGGTGGAAAATGACATCATCACTGATGCCAAATTCAAGACCTATGGCTGTGGCTCAGCCATTGCGTCGTCGTCGCTGGTGACTGAGTGGGTCAAAGGCAAAACACTGGACCAAGCAGCAGGTATAAAAAATACCCAAATTGCTGAAGAACTGGCTTTGCCTCCTGTCAAAATTCATTGCTCGATCCTGGCAGAGGATGCTATCAAAGCAGCCCTGCAGGACTACAGGCAAAAACAACAAGGCTCATGATAAACATTGCGATTTATCAATGTAACAAAATACCCAATCAAAACAGCAGTGACTCCAAGGCTTTGTACCTAGGTGTTGCTGCTCTTTATCTCAAAACCTACATAGACATTCACAGACCTGATCTTGCTCAGAATCTCACATGGAATACACCTATTCAGGTTGCCATGTCAGATCAAGATCTCATTGATTACTGTTGGAGCAACAACATAACTGTGCTGGGTATCAGCATGTTTGTTTGGAACTATGATTATCTGGCGGCACAGATGCAGAGAATACGATCCCTGTTGCCGCCACACACGGTGATTGTGGCTGGCGGTGGCAGCGTGATTCCACACAGTGATCAAAATTTTTTGCAGAAACATTCCTGGATGGATTATGCAGTGTATGGCTCAGGCGAAGTGGCCTTTGCAGATATTTTACAGAGCATGGTGGATCACCGACCTTTGATAAAATTCAACACCAGCAACATGGCCTGGCATGATTCACGACGTAACACTACAATGTTGGCTGATTACCAATACGTGCCTGAACCCAAAATCAGTCCATATCTCAATTGCGAAGATCTGCTGACAGCCATGATAGAGCAGGAGCAACAGCAGGGCTATGACATAGAACTGCCATATCAGCTGACCCGGGGCTGTCCCTACAAATGCACCTTCTGTGATTGGAACAACGGGCCTGTGAATAAAACCACTCGTAGACACGGTAGTTATCGCGACGAGATAGATTTGTTTCATCGTTTGGGTATCAAACGTTTGGATTTGTCTGATGCCAACACCGGACAATATGCAGAAGATGTTGATCTTTTCAAATATCTAGCCAAAAAGAACCTAGAGCACGATGCAGGATTCACTCTAAACATCAATCTCAGCAAGTTGAAAAAAGATGTCAATTTGGAATTGTTGACCATTGCTGGGGAATCTGGCTTGATTGATGACAGTGGATTCACTTTGGCAGTGCAAGATATTCACCAGGAAATTCTGGCCAATATTGACAGGCCTGATGTGAGTTGGACTGTACACAAACAAATGATACATCAACTGCAAGAGAGATTTCCGCACCTTCCAGTCAACGTTCAACTGATTCAGGGTCTGCCTGGACAGACTGTGGAAAATTGGTTGGACACATTGTGTGCAGTGGTCAGCGCCGGTGCGCAACCTTGGATCTATATCAACGAACTGTTGCCTCTTGCTCCGGCCAGTACTGATCCCCGATACACAAGATTCTCTGTGCAGTACAGCTCATCCAACAGATACAGTGGATTTTATTTCTTTAGAAACAGGTTTCCGCAAAGTTGCATGAGCTACAATCAAAATGATTTTGTGACCATGACTGTATGGTCACATCTATTCACAGCAGCCGCCTATTTTCAGTCT